TGTCGCCTCGTCATATGATAGCTCTATCTCAGTCTCTACAGCAGCTCTCAGTGAACTATGCCCGCGAGCCTTTGCGTCTAAGTTCTTGCCAGAATGATGCACAAGCAACAAATGAGCGTCAGTCTCGCCGCGTATCTTATCACACGCAGATATAACAGCCGTTGAAGATGCAGGCGAGTTCTCATCGCCGCCCGGCATTGATCTCGACAGCGTATCAACGATAATCATTGCAATATCGCCATGCGCACGCTTCACCTCTTCGCACAAATCAATGATAAGCTGCACGTCAGCGTTTTCCTCAAGTAAATTTACTGGCAATGCACGCATAGCTAATTTAGCCTCATGCTCTGGATATTGCTGGCGTAAGGCCACAATCCTATTATGCGTTGTCATACCTCCCTCAAGAGCTAAAAACAGTACCACACCGCCCTTCACCTTGTTGCCATGCCAATCTTGCCCCGCAGATACATGCCAAGCCACATCTTGCACAAAGAATGACTTACCCACGTTGCTTGGCCCATATACCATTGATAGCTGCCCAGCGCCAAACCAACCCTTAACAAGATAACTTCTGTCTAGCTGTGGTACTGCGTCACCCGGAAAGAACACCTGATCTAACAAGCTTTTCACTTCTAATGCCTTGGCAGTCGCCTCTTTGCCCTGATTAATCCACATATCAGAGAAGTCCCAGCCGCCAATCTCAGGCACAATTGATTGAACGCCATGATCAGCCACGCATTTTTCAATCGCCTTCAAGCCCGCCTCGTCATTATCACCCGCAATAACTAAACGCAGATTAGGGCGTGCCTCTAGCAGCTCACCTATCACAGCAGTCATATTGCCCGCAGATAATGCGAATACTGCTGGCCTACCCGTCGCCATGTGGCACGACATTGCAGTTGCCCATCCTTCACATATGTAAACCAGATCGTCTAATTTACCACCAATCACGCTAAAATTACCAACAACAGGCATGCCAGTGGAAAATTTCTTTGCGCCTGTCGGATTAATGTTCTGCGTGCCTACACGCTTACCTTTTGCGTTAATGACAGGGATAACCAATATGTCACCCTTTATAGATGCATTGCCAAGCCCAATCTTTTTCTTAACCAAGTATGGATGCGTGGCTTCTGCCTCTGGTTCAGGCCAACTTATGTTATATTCTTTTGTCAAAGGCTTCTCATTCTCGTCAGGCCATAACCTCTGCTTACGCAGCGCATCTTTTATGCCAGCAAAGTCTGAGCATTTACGGCAGCTAACCATGACTTCACTTTCAGCAGTTTCCTTTATCCAAAACCTATCTTCACCCTGACATACCGGGCAAGCACCATGATATTCACCTATAGCCGTCTTTTTCAATGATAGTGCGCTTATAATTTTATCTGAGTATCTATCCCAGCTTGCATTTGGAAATTTCGTATTTTGCATTTTATTCCTTCCTCAATTTATCGGACATGGTGGACATGTCCTACGTTTGTCTTGTCCTGTCTCGGACATGGTGGACATGTCTCACAAATGTCCTGTCGTGTCCGTTAGACAAAACCTCGTTAAGTTCTGTCTAACGGCATGTTTATTTAAAATGGAATGTCATCTTCCAAATCATTTGACGCTGTTGGCGTAGCTGGTGGCAATCCAAATGGGTCATGCTCAACACCATTAACAGGTGAAGCGCCGCCAGAGTATCCGCCAGACACTTCAGTGAACGGGTCATCTGCCTCTTGCTTCTCAGCTAACTCTAACACCTGCACTGCACGTAATCTTAATGAGACTCCATTGAGCGTTCCCGTGTTATATGGCACTACAGTACATGCGATATTCACAGTCGAACCAGAAGTAAGCTCAAATCCTTCTGGCAGCTTCTTTCGAGATGCATCTACTTGGCGTGGCGGATTCGTAACTTCGCCTGAATATGCGCCTTTTAACTTAGCCTTTCCAATCCAATCGCCTTGCTTCGCGTCATCTCGCTTGTAAGGCAAGCTTAGTGGCTGTTCAGGCCACTTGCGTTTGCTGTTAGCATCCATTGCCGCCGCATTTTTATATGCCTGCATACAAATGGCGTTCAGCTCCTTACATTGCTCACCTGTCAAATTAAATGACATTTCGTAGGCTGCACCCTCGGCATCAGGCGAGCATTTCTGGCTCTTATATTCTTCCTGATCAAACCTGTAAGTAGCATTTAGTCTTGGGTATAGCGCTTTCACGCCGCTTATTATGTGTTGCATTTTACAACTCCTTTAAATGTGTGCAGCACCCCTGCACTGGGATTTCTTATAAGCCGTGGTTCTCATCGAGATAAGCTGGCAAATGTAATGTTTCAAGTTCAGGCCACCCAGTATCAAACGTGTTTGTATCTTGTGCCACTTTAATTTTACGCAATGTTTTAAACATCTCATCTTCGGCATACTTGTTATATTTATCTGATAATTCATAGCAAGCTGTGGCATAGCTGTTCTTCTCAGTTGCGATAAAAATAAAATTTGTAGTTTCATAACCGCATAACTTTAATACATATCGATAAAAGCACGCCTGCAAATCATATCTATAATTACGCACCGACTTATCAAAGCCACGCTGCGATGCATCCAAACAAGACTTCAGGTCAATCACAATGCCTGCCTCTTTTAACAATCCATCTGGGCGGCATTTAAGCTCAAGCCCCGTTTCGGGACATTCAGCGATGAAGCTGTATTCAGCAAGCATGTCTTTGTTGGTCAATAAATTTTTTGCCATTTTATTTTGCAGGCAACCATCAACCATTTTCTTGCACTGCTCAAATTCACCACTTGGAAGTAGTATTTCGTCTTCAGTTAAGAACTCTTCCTGTTCCTTCCAAGCTTTGCTGCCACGACGTGATAAACCTGAATCATGCACAAGGTTCTTCTCTGGTTCTAGCATCATCGCATGAAATGCCGAGCCAAGAATCATAGCTGGCGTGGAATTAAACGTGGTGTTCTTCCAGTGGTATAATGATGAAGTTGCGACTGTCTTCACCGCGCTTGATGATATGGCAGGCAGTTCGTGGTATGCCTTATTCGATAGTTCTTCACTTGGTATTATCTGCATTTGTATTCTCCTTTGTTAAAATTAATATTAAGTTTCTTCACAAAATAAACCGCAGTCAGGCATACTTTTTAGAGGTCTACCTTTGGTATTAGGGTCAAGCTCATCAAGAAATATTCTTTCGCCTTTTACCCTTGTTAATTTAGAGCCAAGTTCTCTTGATTGTGTTGCTCTTTCTTCAAAAACCTTTGGAAACTCCGACCTAACTAAGTTCCAATATGTAGGGCTTGTGGCTTTTACGCAACCTATGCAATTAGCGTTTGGAAATCCTAAATTATATACTTCTGGCAAAGCTAAACCATTACTACGCAATAAGTCTGCACAATCATTTTTATTCATTTTTGCATCAATTAATATTGGCAACACATTACTACGCTCAGATAAAACAAATCTTTCATGCCTTTTTATCTCATCAACAGTAAAGCCAAAAACATGCCAGTCTACTTTATTATCTTTTTCCCATTCTTGCCTTGCTCTTTTCTTTAGCTCAACAGTGCATGGTGCGCCGTGTATAAATGACATTCCCTTCTTTTTATTAAAAACATCAACTGCTGAAGCTGTAGGAAATTTTGAGTTAATAGCTGATTGTATTTCAATACCAACCCATTCAGCTACATCATCAAGAAAACGTAAGTTGTCGACATGCTCTTCAATAACAGGATTATTAACCGCATAGACGTTATCTAGTCCATATTTATCAACAGTTAGCTTTAGCGCAACAGCAGATGCAGCCCCACATGAAAACCATACAGCTATTTTATCACTGCTTTTGACTATATTAGTATTTTGCATTTTTTCCCTCATTTTATTTATTTAAAACTTCTGCTCCATATAGAGCAATTAAACTAGCTTCCGCACGCCCATCATCTTTTTTGCGTGCGAACCTCTCATAATGGTCTGGAAATCTTTGAATTGCAAGTTGGCGGCTAGTGTCTTTATCAGATGATAAATTAAAGTGTTTCTTCCACTTGCTAGGTGTAACTAAGTGCATGGGCGTTTTATTAGCTGCCACACACGCAATTAACGCGCCGTACCCCATGCCAAACCTGAATGTAGCGACTGAAGATTGACCGGGACGTGACGCAACTTGCTCAAGCACAGCCATACGATCCTTCGCTTCTGGCTCAAGCATGTGCAGTAACGAATGTATATCTATCTCAATTTTTCCACGATTGTTAAGTATAGTGGGCATGTCTTGCACGTCTAAATCTTTAGTGCGCGTGCAATAATGTGCAATTGCCCCAGAGAAGCCCGGATCAACGCCAACGATAATCATTCTATGCTATCCATTGCAATCAATTCAGCTTCAACTTCCGCTTCTGGCTTTGCAACTTCCACGCCTAACTTTGTTGCTTCCATATATGAAGCCCTACGAACAAAAGAACTGAATGACAGCCCTGATTTATGTGCCGCCTCTGCCACAGCTTCATGTTGCTGCTTACTAAAATTAATTAATACTCTTTTATCAACCATTTTAAATCTCCTTGGGTCTGATAAAACCAGCAATAAAGCAATACAAATAGATGCACAAGTACATTGTGATATATAAATGATATATAAAGTGTTTGACCGCTACGCAAAAATGCTTATAATGGCTGTATAAATGCAAAAATGAGGAAATATAAAATGTATAACAATGTTAAAAGAACCACATTAACTAAAGATGGTGTAATTGTCATAGCTGGACAAAAAAGCTGGATACCTGTTGGGCGTTATGAAGTTTGTAATAAAACTGCAAGTGGTTGGATTGCACCAATCAGTAATGGTTTTATTGATATGGATCAATATAGAAAGGGTGAATGTTACTTTTTCGAAGACATTACTAAAAGCGAATTAAGAAAGATTGCTTTAAAGCGTTATAATGACAGTCATACGTTGGAGGAAGTATAATGAACATCACAATGATCAAAGACGGATTGGCTATGGCATTATTTGCTGTAGCCGCCGTACTCTTGCCAGAGATTATAGTTTTTCTGGATCAATTTATTAATGTTTGGGGAAGATAATGGTTAAATTAAAATATGGATCAGTATGCTCTGGCGTGGAAGCCGCCACAGTAGCGTGGCATGACTTAGGCTTTGAGCCGCAATGGTTTAGTGAAGTCGATGCGTTTCCAAGCGCTGTATTACAGCATCACTACCCAAATGTACCAAATCATGGAGACATGACAAAATTTAAGGAATGGAATAATGACAAAACAATTGACCTTCTCGTTGGCGGAACGCCTTGCCAATCCTTCAGCGTCGCAGGTCTTAGAAAAGGACTTGAAGACCCCAGAGGAAACCTCATGCTCACCTATCTTGCAATGGCTGAACAACTTAAACCCAAATGGCTTGTCTGGGAAAATGTCCCCGGTGTCTTGTCATCTAACGGAGGACGAGATTTTGCAACCTTCCTCACGGCGATGGGGGAAATCGGGTATGGGTTCGCATACCGAGTGTTGGACGCTCAATACTTCGGAGTTCCACAAAGACGCCGACGTGTGTTCGTTGTCGGATGTCTTGGAGATTGGCGAAGTGCCGCAAGTGTTTTATTTGAGCCAGAAAGCTTGTCAGGGCATCCTGCGCCGAGCAGAGAAAAGAGGCAAAGAGTTGCCCCAACAGTTAGCACAGGCGCTCCTTTCAGTCGCACAGGAAACTCCAGAGTAGAGGCAGATGCACTTGTAACATATGCATTGCCGGGAAATTGGATTGGCAGAAAGCCAGAGAATGGCGGCAATCAAGTAGAACCATTCGTAGAGTTATCTCCATGTCAAACTGCAACAGATGTTCATGCAGTGAGCTATACCTCTAGTAGCTTTGGCGGATACCATGAAGGCGTTGGCACAGTTCGCGCATCTGGCGGAGATTTAGGCGGCGGTAGTGAAACTTTAGCTGTAACACCTAAGTCTGGTTCTCATTGGGATGGTGATTTTCCACACCCAACATTAACGCAATCTGCAAAAGGGTCTGGCGGTATTGGCGCAAGTAACCAAGAGGTATTTGGCGGAAGAGGTGCAGGCTTAGTTGCTAAATGCTTAACAACGAGAACAGGTCAAGCATATGATGCCGGCACTGAAACTCTTGTGCCAACTAAAGCCACAGGAGAGACAACATTATCTGATGTAACTATGTCTTTAACTGCAAGTTATGGCGCAGGCGGTGCAGATTTAGCCACCAAACCTATGATCTGCACTAGCGCTGTCAGGCGTTTAACTCCAAGAGAATGTGAGCGCTTGCAAGGCTTTAAAGACGATTATACGCAAATATCTTGGCGTGGCAAAGAACCAGAAGATTGCCCTAATGGCCATAGATATAAAGCTATGGGTAATTCAATGGCTGTTCCAGTTATGCGTTGGATTGGTGAACGTATTCAAATGGTAGAAGAGGAGAAATTATGACATTCTACACAACACTCATTATCACATACGTCATTGGCGGCGTAGAGTTGAGCAATGACACAATGTATCGCAGCGCAATGGAGTGCGGCGATGCATTGCCAGCAGCGTATCAGCCGTATGCACATTTGGATAGCATGGCGCAATGCATTGAGACAAACTATGTCAGCTCTGCATCAATATCAATCAAGCCAACGCTCAGACCGAAAGGATTAAACAATGGCGGGTAAAGAAATATATATCCCATGCCCTGAATGCGCAGGTAATGGTACTACATTGTATGAAAAGGATTTCGATATTTTTCATCAAAGTTATATGTATGAAAAAAGTGAATGCAAAAATTGCGCTGGCACTGGCTTAATTACGCCAGAAGAAATCAGCAAACGCACAAAAATCCCAGCGCTTGATAAGGCTGGCAAATTTGAAGATTGGAATAAAAATGATTGAGGAGAATACAAATGGCAATGGGTTCGAAAGAAGTACATCAATATGTGAGGCGTCTGCAAAAGATGAACCGCGAAATAATCAAAGACATGAAGACGCCAGACCCCACACGAAATCGTGGTTACTACCTTTGGTTCATGCAAGAGCAGCAGGGGATATTGGACAATCTAGAGCAACGCCTTACGCTTATGCGACGTTCGAAAAAACCAGAGAAGCCATGAAAGGCCAATCAAAGAGCGTTCGCTATGAGATGATGTATGGTCACTTGCTCTACACGTTTGAGAAAAAGCAAATCAAGCTTGGCCTCAGAAATAATTTAAATAAAAGTGATAGGCCACGTCAGGTCATTGCTAATAAATCAACTCATAAAAATTTTGTGACCGCCAATGATGTGAGAAACATCAAGCCAATACCGCAAAAAAAATATGATCAGATATTGAAGTACATCAATCGTGGCGGCGAATTTACTACAACTATGGTTTCGAATGGCATTGGTCTATCTGTTTCAGATTTAGCGTGGACGCTGAATGTCATGTATAAAGGCAAGCTTGTGGATCGTGTAAGCAAGCGAACCACGCCAATCATCGGCAACCCCGGGCCTAAGTCTTGGCGGTACGTTTACTTTAAGAAGAAATAATATATCGTGTGGGTAGCTTCATGCCCGACGCTACCCACACATCTCATTATGTTCTGCACATAATATATTCAAGCAGTTTATTTAAATTTCAAAGCTATTTATAACTTGATTTAATAATTCGTTTTCATTGCCAAATGCTTCTGGGTGTAAGCGAGTTGATGTTTTTTTAATCATCTTATCATCGCCACGCACCCAGTAAACTTTGTTTATCTCGTAAGCCACCAGCGCATATATGTCTGATTTTTTCTTACCTTCTACAGAACTCGTATGCCATCTATATTGATTGCGATTTCCTGATTTTGTATTTGCTGTTTTGATTTGCAGGGTCAGTAGCTTACCGCTTGGCGTTTTGATGTATGCATCATCTATATCGTGTTGAACTAGAGTGCATGAAATGCCAACGAAAGCTAACTTAGATAGAGCCAGAAATTCACCAGCTCTACCAATGTTATTATTATGATGTGAGCCATTCATAGATTTTGTTTGTTTCGCCTGTCCGGTCAACAATGCCGTGTGATCCACCATTGACTCGACGAGTTATCTTCAAAATTATTTCATCGTTGACGCCATTATCTGCAATGTCAAACAACTTGTTTTTTTGGAAGAACCATAGGGCTGTATCAAACGCATAGTCTGTGGATACCAAATCTGGGTCTGTCATTATATCTGGCAAACCCATGTCAGAACTGAATGCCCTATAGTTGTTCTTCCCGGTCAATTGTAAAAACCCACGACCAATAAAAGTTTCACCATCAGTCTCAGTGTTATTGCCCATTCTACCGCCATAAACCTTGTTAGCTAGAGCTGATGGGTTGCGCGAATAACCTTCGCAAGACGCCAAATCAGGGAAGCGGCTAGGCCACACACGCATCATGCTTTCAGCACTATAATTTAGGTTTTCCCTTGTGTGCTTCCAGTGACCGCTTTCGTGGCTTGCCTGACCCATCAAATGCGCAGCTCTTTCATTAGATAGCTCGTAATGCTCTGCGATGGCTTTTGCCGTGTTCTTTCCAAAATGTCCGTCAGCACCAACGCCAACTTTCTCTTGGAGCTTTTTCATTGCTTCACTCATGTTATTTCTTCTTTTTCTTGGCAGTTTTAGCTGCTTTTTTAAATGCACTTGCAGTTGGCGCGCCTTTTGTACCGGGCTTACGCATCTTCTCGCCGCTACCAGCCGCAATACGCTTACGTTTCTTTGCAATATTTCCGTATAATGAATTTGCCATTATCTATCTCCTATTTCTCAATTTTCTTCAGTTTTTCTATCGACCTCATGCCGCCCAATCCGAGCATACCCATCATCACAGTCATAAGTGAACCCATATCAAACTCTGGTAGCTCTGGTATATCAACGCCAGCAGCAGTTACACCAAACACGATCAATGGCTGCAATACAAAGTGGTAAGCAAAGGCTACACCACATACCCAACCGATAAATGGACGCCATCCACCCTTGAATATAGAGCCAGATGCAGCTTCAGCTTTGTTTATTTCTAACTGTCCCATCAATGCTTGTTGGGCATGGTTATCAGACATGGTGGCTATTTCGTGAGCCAACTGTGCCTTCTGATCTTTATCTTCTATAACTTTGTCTAACAGGCCAGAAACAGGGCCTATTAAATTACTTACGAGACTCATCATTTTGCTTACCTTTCGCTAATGCGTTTGCACCAAAGAATACAGAAACTATGCCAGCAACAGATACAAAGTAAATTGAGGCCATTGA